TCTTGTTCTGCTGTTGTTATGGGTGACTTCTCACAGGCTATATTAGGTCTATATGGATCTGGTATTGAAATTACAGCAGGTGAAGATTCTGATGATTTCGCCAAGAATCTCGTAAGTATCAAAGGTGTAGTTGCATTTGATGTTGCTGTTAGACACGCACAGTCATTTGCTGCAATCTTAGACGTAACCACATAATTGGTTTACTATATGGGGTAGCTATCTACCCCTTTTTTTTTATGAAAATTAAGTGTTTAAAAAGTGTTTGTGCAAGTGGTGTTGGTTTAGAAGCTGGCAAAACTTATGATATATCTAGTGCAGATGCTTCTTTCCTTATCAGTATTGGTAAAGCAGAAGAATATAAAGAAACAGCAAAACCTAAAAAAACAACAACTAAAAAGTAAATGCCATTAACTGAAGATGCAACAACACAAAATGTATATCTAGATGATTTTGGTGTAAGTTGTACATCAGGCGGTACTACTGCAAAAGGTATATTAGAACAACCAGATCAAATACTGGCTGGCGATATGATTATTAGTACCGAATATGAACTTATTACAAAAACATCTGATTTTGGTTCATTAGTTTCTGGCGATAGTATTACTGTTGATAGTGTTGCATATACAGTAAGAGATCTTAGAAAAGAAAATGATGGTGTATTTTGTCGTATTAGTCTACAGAAAACATAATGACAACTAAAAGAGAAACAATATTATCAAGAATCGCAACAGTACTTGCAGGTACTACAGGTGTTTCTGATCGTATCTTTAGAAGTCGTACAACAGCATTAACAAGGGCAGAAACTCCTAGTATTATTATCGAACCGCAGAATGATGTAGTAGAACAGACAACCTCACTACCAACTTTAGACCATACATTAACTGTTAGACTTAGCGTAGTTGTAAGAAGTGGTACACCACATCAAACAGCAGATCCTACTGTAGAAAATATGCACAGTAGATTAATGGCAGATTTAACTCTAAATGGTAATGCTATTGATATACAACCTGCTGATACTTCATTTGAATTTATAGATGCTGATCAATCTGGCGGTATAATCGGCTGCGAATATGACATTAGATATAGAACAAATGTAGACGATTTAAGTACATGATAGTTACATTATTCTTATAAAGGTTTATGATATGTACATAGTGTCTATTAGGTAAATGCCAAAACTACATAGAAAAAGATCTTTACTAGCAAAGATAGAAAGCAGTTATGGAAGTGACCCTACTGCTACAGGTTCAGCTAACTATGTTGAAGTTGTTGATTTAGAAATAGAACCAGTAGCAAGTGATGAAGTAGAACAGGAAACTATAAGACCATATGCAGGTAATTACCCTGTTTTGTTGGCTAATACAAGAGTTAATGTAAGTTTTGGTGTTTATATGGTGGGAAGTGGCTCGGCTGGAACTGCACCTAAATATGATCCTATTCTAAAAGCCTGTGGTTTAAGTGCTGCTACAGTATCATCTACATCTGTTACTTATACACCTTCTACATTAGCTACACAAAGCAGTGTTACTCTTTACGTTAATTATGATGGTGTTAGGCATAAGGTAACAGGAGCTAGAGGTACTTTTTCTATAAGTTGTGCAGTAAACGAAATACCTAGAATAAACTTTGAAATGCAAGGCATATTTAATACACCTACTGATACTGCTTTACCTACAGTTACAAAATCACTACAACCTGATCCTGTACTATTCAAAAATGGCAATACATCTAGTTTTTCTGTATTTGGTTTTTCAGCAGCTTTACAATCATGGGAATTAGATTTTGCTAATGAAGTTATATATAGAGAACTTGTAGGCGGTACAAAAGAAGCACTTATAACAGATCGTAGACCATCTGGAACTATGGTTATTGAAGCTGTTGCTCTTTCTCAGAAAAACTTTTTTACAACGGCTACAGGTACTTCTACTGGTACTAATACATGGGTACATTCTGGCGGTGCTGGTAATATTGTTACTGTATCTTGTCCACAAACTGACTTAGGACAGCCTACCTATGAAGATTCTGACGGTATCACTATGTTAAATTTACCCTTCTATGCAACTCCTACAGATGCAGGGCAAGATGAATTTAGTTTAGCTTTCACTTAGTTGCACAGTTATAGAAAAGGGTATACCCTAGAAGAGATTATATAAAATTTATGTTTATTTTAAAAAAAGAAGCAACCTTTACACATCCTATTGTTTTCTATACACCTGGTGATGGTGGTACACAAAATAAAGAAACATTCGATGCTGTATTTAAAATTATTCCACAATCTAGAATAAATGAGATAGGAATACAGGCACAGAAAAAACAGAAAGAGTTAGACCAAGGTATATTTGATGGTGAAAAAATAAGTGATTACATGATTGCAGAAGAGGTATTAATAGGATGGGATGGTATTACTGATGGAGATAAAGAAGTACCATATACAGCAGCTACAAAAAAACAATTACTAGATATACCTTTACTAGCTAATACATTAGTTACTGAATATCTAAATGTTGTTGCACAACAGAAAACAAAAAACTAGAAGGGGCTGCATTGTTTTGGTGCGGTGATCGTATTATTGATGAAACAAATAAAGATGATGCCGTATTATTCGATCAGCCCATAGAAGAAGAGAAAAAAGAGGTACAA